GTTCGGGTCGAAGAAACGAAAAACCTATAAAAAGGTTGAGAATCGGGATGCCCAGAATAAAATAATAACTTCATAAATTATAAAGCTGACCTACCGGCATGACGGGGAAATATATGACACAGTTTGATTTTATTGATTTGGCAGCACAGGGCGGCCTTGAGTTGATTGAAACGACATCGGAGCGTAATGGTTATCCACGCTGCCTGAAAAAGGCCATCATCGGCTTTGACTCTATGGAAGAAGCACGTGAATATGCAGAACAGCATAATCTCAGTATTGAGATCTTCCACAAACGCGACGGTTGGAGTCTTTGGTATAGAACTGGTAATCGGGCATACGATCCTTTTATTCGCACAGCCGAGGACTATGGTGACGGCTATCTGTTGTTTACAGCCGATGATGCCAATAATTATTACGAGAAAGAAGTGCAGGAAATCATATCAGATTTCGACAACTTCGATGATGTAGAGAATTTTCTGAAAGAACGTCGAGAGGTGTATGACGCTATTTGCGCTCTTGGAGAAGACGAAGCCGTGGTGACATATCTGGGTAACTTGTATGAGGAAATAAAACTGCATTCCATGAGCTACTACTTTGATACCCATCATTATGCTATCGGACTGATTGACTGGGACAATGAGGATTAACAGCTCACCGTAGACTACAATCTCATTCACAGTATTTCATTTTTTAGCTGTGCTATCGGCTTGACGGGCAATATGATCAACTAACATTTCAATAAGAAAAAATGAACGAAAGACAACAAATACTTTATCTGACAGGTGGTGGACTGGATGTGTTTACACATTACTTAGGCGATGTATGCCTGAAGAGAATCTTTAAAAATCCCTTCAGGGAAGACAGCCGCCCTTCATGCCATCTGTATGCGAATAAAAACACATACGGACAAGTTGAGTATTATTTACAGGATTTTGGCGACAGCAGCTTCTGTGGCAACTGCTTTGCCATTGTGGCCAGACTGTGCAATATGAATGTAAAGACTGCATTTAAGGATATCCTGAAGGTGATAGACAAAGAGCTTTGCCTGGGATTGTTTAATAACTCATTTCCACAAACAGAAACCATCTGTAAGAGGATTGTAAAGAGACGGGAACCGGAGACTTCCTCCGTACTTTCATTCCAATACAAGGAAAAGCCTTTTACCATGGAGGAACTGTGTTTTTGGCAGCGTTATGGAATTGATCAGGATACGCTGGGACGCTATCATGTTGCAAGCCTTTCGTCGTGCAGAATGTTAAAAGAGAATGGAAAGGAATTTACGGTTTATGGCACCCCAAAGTATCCGACTTTTGGATACCTCTTTAATAACAATGATGGTATCAAGATTTATTCTCCTTGCTCCAAAAACAGATTTCTCTATGCTGGTGTCCTTCCGAGACCATACATTTTCGGTTGGGAACAGCTACCCCCACAAGGTGAATATGTCTTCATCACCGGCGGGGAGAAAGATGTCATGTCGCTGGCAGCACATGGGTTCCATGCGATATGCCTGAATAGCGAGACTGCCAAGCTCCCTGACAGTCTTATGAAACAACTTGCCGGAAGGTTCCGGACAATTGTTATCCTCTATGATATGGATGCAACAGGACAAAGTGAGTCGAAAAAGCGAGTACAGGAATATACTGGAAAATATAATGTAAGAAGAGTCCTGCTTCCTCTTTCAGGTGAAAAATCGGAAAAGGACATCAGTGATTTCTTCCGTTTGGGGCACACCACGGAAGAATTGGCTACTATCCTGAATAGTGAAAGACCATAAATTCCATATTATGTATTCCAGTTTTTCTGCTTGCATAAAGCAAAAAGGACGAGTGACCATTCCTGATTACTCTTCCTTTTTATGTGTGTAAAGATGATAGTATAGACTTCCATCCTTAGCGAAAGATGTTGTCTATATTGCCTTTGTTAATCTTTTTAGGCCGCACCGGCCCATGCGTCTCTTCATATTTAGATATAACCATGTCAAGACCTAAGGTAATAAGTTCATTGATTTGAATACCCTCTGTTTCTGATATGGTACGTATCTTATTCATGACGTTCTTATCGACGGAGGTACATATTCTTTCCTTTGAACCACCTTTAGATATCGGCTTATCCACAGGGGTGGATGTTACTTTCTCCTTTGAATTGGAGCTTGGATTTGGCTGGTGATGATCTTCCGGAGTTGTACTCCTGACAGAAGTAAGTCCTTCCAAAAGACTGCTCATGGAGTCTTTGTTAATACCTTTGCTCATAAATGTAAATTATCGGTTCTTCGTCCTGTCTAAAAGTTCTCCTACGAAAGCCTTGTAATCAGCAGCTCCGTTGCTCTTCGGATCATAGTCAACAATATTGACGGCTTCCAGGGGAGCTTCGGCAATCTTGATGTTCTTTCGGATCTTGGTTCGGAACACTTTATCGCCAAGCTTGGCCCTAAGGCCATCCTCAATCTGTCTGCTCAAATTGGATTTTTCCCAACGAGTGAGGAGAATACCTGTAATCTCAATCTTTGGATTTAGCTTCTGCTTTACCATTCTGACAAAATCGCTGATCATAGTAAGACCCTGGAAAGGCAGTACTTCTGCAAGCAGAGGTATTACAACCAAATCTGATGCCGTAACTGCGTTAAGAGTAAGAAGACCCAAAGATGGTGGACAATCTATCAGAATATAGTCATAGTCCGCCTTCTTACCTTTTAATATGTCTGCGAGGATGTGTTCTCTTGCCATGACAGAAGAGAGTTCAAGATCAGCAGATGCAAGACGCAATGAAGATGGAACGATGTCAAGATTTTCTGCTATCGGATAGATTGCCAGGCTGTAAGCCGTACCCCTGCAAGAAGCGGAAAGAGCATCATAGATGGTCTGATCAACTTGATTATCTTTTAACAGGGAGGTAGTAAGATTGCTTTGGGCATCCATGTCCACCAACAACACCTTGTTTCCCATAGAGGCAAGGATAGAACCTACACTGGCAGTAGTGGTAGTCTTGCCAACCCCTCCTTTGTGGTTGGCAAATGAGATAATTTTTACTTGCTTTTCCATACCGTTTGATTTATATTTTTTATGTATATACGTATTGTCGTATTCCTTTATTGACTCATATACGTATAGCCGTATATACAGCTATACACCTGCAAAGATACATAATATATTTTATTTCGCAAAACTTTTACGCTTAATTATTTATTATCACGGGATTTTATATATTTATCTATTAACTTGAAAATTCCACAAAGTATTTGAACAAGGAGCAGCTTGCTGACTCTCCTGCACTTTCGTAGATATAAACGGAAATCCTTTGCAGAGGTTTTGTATGGCTTATCGACCATCAGCAAGAGCAATAGGCATGTGGCAAGATAATAGAAAGCTGTACCACGGGAAGAGTCATTAACTTTCGGGACTGTTGCTTTATTGTTTGAATTCATAAGATTCATTTTTATAATTGTTCTGTTGCTTCAACCAGTGCCGGACGAATACGCTCCAATAAATTTCTTGCGTGTTCGACACGTGAGTCTTTTCTATCAGATGTATGTTGGGTATAGTCCGATAAAAGTTTCTCAACAATGGCAAGTTCACCCCATTCTGTTATTTCAACTTTTGTCATAGGCTTGTGATTTTAATATTGATTTATATTGCTATTGCCTTGGAAATAAGAGCTGCACAAAGCGACTCGCAGAGTACCCTGCTCATGTTCACTTCAACGGCATTGCCGATATACTTCTTCTGTTCGGCCTGGGTTCCCACAAGGATATAATTGTCAGGGAAACCCATGATGCGTTTCAGCTCATTTATATTCAACATGCGCATCTTGATATCTATGATTCCGTACATGGCCATGAACTCCTTTATCTTGCAAGTCATTTCACTGTCCGTTTCAAAAATCCTTATACCGATACCTTTTTCTGTGGAGATAAGGTAAGGGGGCATCTTATCCATCCGGGCAATCAAAGTGAAGCACGGCTTATTGATATCTCCACCTGCAGAGTTGAACTGTGGGTTCATCAAGAAGCAGTCAACTACTTTTTGCTTCGGTGTTGTCAATACTGCAGGGCAAGGTGAATCAATGCTGGAAAGTTGACCACCAGCGGAATATTCATTTGCCAAAAAACGACTTGAAACCAATCCCTGCCTGTCTTTTGTGGTAAGCGTAGGACATGGCGATTCAACAGAATGGTTCCCTCCATTACCATAGTAAGCAGTAACAAAGAAATGGTGATCCTTAGTGGTGACAGTTCCGGCAGGAATGTCTATCGATTGGTTCTTGGAATACGGATCTCCACTGAATGCCTTGGACATGAAGCTGACATTGGCAATACCCAGACGGTTTTGGCAAGCGACAGTTGGGCAAGGCTCGTCAATTCCTGGAGCTGTGTATTTTCCTGTCTGGTTCATTGAATTATACTTAACAAGAAACGTTTCCCTTCCACCGGCGACGAATTTGATTAGGCCTGCGTAAATTCGCTTCAAGGTTTTCTCGCATAGTGGCTTCTTCCTATCAAAGATGCTTTGGCCAGTATCATCCATGTCAAGCACTTCACGAACAGGCTTCCATTTCTTGTAGGCATGAAACATGCCACTGTCACCATTCTTCGAGAATATTGGAACAGGAAAAGCTATGGGGAGGCCTTTCTTCGCAAATTGACCGAAAAACCTCTTGCGTGAGGTATATGCACCAAAATCGGCGGCATTCAGCAAACGCCAATCATAATGATAGCCGTAAGAGATAACTTTATTTGTCCAACGAACATAGCTGCATCCTTTTAACTTTGAGATAGGGTGTCCTTTATCGTCCATGTCCCCCCAGCTCATAAACTCTTCCACATTCTCAATCTGTATATAGTCTGGGGCCAGCTGCTCGATATAACGGAAAAGGTGCTCTGCAAGCGTCCGGCTGTCTGCATCGCGTGGCTGGCCGCCTTTGGCCTTGCTGAAGTTGGTGCATTCAAGTGAAGCCCATAGGACAACTAAAGCTGATGGATATTTCATTCTCATTCGATTCAAATGGGCTGTAAGACCGGTAAGGTCAAGTGTGCGAATATCCTCGGTGAAGTGTAATGTGTCGGGGTGGTTTGCCTGATGCGATGCGATTGCATTCGCATCATGGTTGACACAGGCGACTACCCTCGCACACTTTGTTCCATCTAACTTTGCATGTTCAACACCGGTGGAAGTTCCACCGGCTCCGCAGAACAAGTCTATATAGAGTAATTTGATGTCTTCCATTTGCTATTCTATATTACCCTCTACCTTGTAACCTTTATTCCGAAGATATGTGGCGATATACTCATCATCACCAACATCTTTAAGTACGTCAAAAAGATACCCTTTTACATACTTGGCAATAGCTTCAGGAGAAGCCAAATCTACATGCTGCGATATGAACTTGCATTTCTTTGTCCTACCTAATTGCTCAAACTCGTGTTCTAATCCCTTATTCATCATGGTTTTAAATATTTATGTTCAACAAGCCACTCTATCATGGAGAAACAGTTTTCAAAGACACCTTTATTTTCCTCTATTTTTAAAAGGGAATCTCCATTTACATAAGAAATACTTCTATTCCTTATTTCTAATCTAAATGTGCGATTGGGAGCAAAAATTACATCTGGAAGCAGATTTATCAATGATCCAAGTGACCATGCAGGATAGTCGGCTTGGTACTGGTCTCCATCATTGCAGACCTCGGGGAAAGAAGATTTCAAAGGCCAAAACATATCGGCGGTTTTACGCTGTATTCCTAAATCCAACAGTTGTTGTGACTGCTCTTTCGTTGTACAAATCTGTATCATAATCTTTAATCTATTTAGTAATCATTTTCCACAATTCGGCTGCGTTGGCAAAGTGCACAGGCGACAGACTGTCGTGATACAGTTTGTCCTCTATGCTCTCCCTGAACTCGTCAAGGGTGTCGTCCCAATGTCCTGTTGCGTGGTATCTGAATTTCGTGAAACATTTGGGGCACTCCATGACCATCATGTGGCCAATGTTCGTTTCGCACCACCCTACAAGAAGGGGTTTGTCTCTCATGAAATCCATGTCGCCTTCGGGACAGCATAAGCCCGTGGCATGTGCAATCACCGTATAATCGGGATATTTCTTTAAAACTTTAAGTATATCTTTCATACCTTGCCCTCCAATATTTTTAGAACATCACTATAACGATATAACTCACGGTGGGGAGTAATCCTTGTGGGGACAAGAAATCCTTTCCTTGCCCATTTTCTAAGGGTAGAATAATCAACAAGTAACAGGGACGCTGTTTCTCTTTTTGTCAAGAGCATAGGCTGTCCTTTATGTTGCTTGACCTTACGTTCCAGGTCGAGAAGTTTTTGACGTCGTTCCAGCACGTTGTAAATATCAGTTGAAAGGGTAGCAACTTTGCGAGCTTGCTCTTCATTCACCGCTCTAAGACTGTCTCTAATCTCTGCCATTGACATATCAACCAATCCTTGGAACATATTTGGAAGTTGCTCTTGCAACTTTTCTATCAGCTTGTTGGCTTTGGCTACCGCGAGAGTCTGCTGCATTGCGCGATCTTCCCTAAATCCCATTTCTTCATGAAAGCACATGAATACGAGGAAATATAAGAATAGAAAGAGTGGTATTACCGCTATCCATATCCAAGGAGTGTTGTGCACACACCACATCAAATCCAATGTTGCCAGCGATATTAAGAGGTAGGTAATAATGGCAGCACCTATAAAAAGATATATATGTTTCATTTTCTATTGGCCACATTTAAGATTATTCCATATCAACTTCATAATTCCAATCACAAGCGTCACTTTCGTGAATATGATCAGAAAGCCACTCGAAACCAGTACATACTTGCTCGTCCAAATTCATAAGATCACAGTTTACACGCCCTTTATCTGCCAAGGCGTTTAGATCATCATAAACCTTTTCGCTGACTTCTACGTCATGCAAACCAACAGTATAGGTTACTGTTACGGTTAAATCCTTTATCTTTTTCATTCTGTGTATACTTTTAATATTAAATGTGCTATTGAAGTTCCAATTGTACATGGAAATGATACTCGTTGCATAAACAGACAATTTGCCTGACTCCATTGGGGTCCTCTCCATAGGGAAAGAAAATCATACGCTCCTTGGTCAAACATCTGACTCCTTTCTTTCTTAAATTATACAAGAGGTTAGTCCGTCTCTTTGTCACTCTGTCCATGTGTGCTGAAATTTTCTTTAAGTAGCATATTGTCCTTATGGAATGCTGCTTCAATGTGTTCTACCAAATCAATCGGTCTCGTCACATACGCATCAAACATCTGGTACATCAGCTCGGGCGTTGGTTTCTCGGACATGTCAAGGACAAACACTTTCTTGCCTTGCCCTTTCATCCAACCGGCTTCAGAATGGGCAGAGCGGCCACACGGCAAGAGGAGGACACAATAGTCCGCTTCCTGCATGGCGTGAAAATCTTTTTCAAATGCTTTGACAGCCTCGGGATGGTGAAGCCCCTCCTTGAAATCCCTACAGGTCCACTTCTCGAAGTCCTTATCGACTTTCTCCCAACTGAATCCGCTTAGTTCATTGTCCTCGGGATGCTTGAAGTCATAGGTATAGTAACCCTGAATCCGTAGGGCGTTCAATAAATTTTCGAAATGCTTGTTCCGCCAGCTGCTGGCCAAATAAATCTTTAAAAATCTCATAAGTGTATTTTTTATTTCAGTAATCCTTTACATATCATCTCCACGTATTTGAGACTATCCCGTAATACCGGATAACTTAAACTCTCATATTCAGACCTTTCAAGAAACTCTATCTGTCTGCTGAAGACAGAATTGTCATTGTCAAATTTGTTCAGCAGAAAGTATCTCAACCACATGTCGGCACACCGGGGGCGTGGCAAGTCCAAATAATCCAGGATCAGGACGGAAAGTCTCTTCTGTTCTGTACGGTTCAGCACGATGCACTCACCTGTCTCTTTGTCTATCCAGCCACAGAGCATGTGTACGGTATTGTTCTCTCTGTCGATGGAGATTTGGAAACAAGATGGACCGAACATCGTCTCTATCTTGTTTGCAAGACCCTGTAACTGCCAAAGGCTGATGGAGCGTTTAATAAAGAAACTGATACTCCTTATGAGCTTCATGCTGGCAAAAGGCTTGAGTTTCTTCTTTTGATAAATCAGAGCCAAGAGCTCTTCTTTCTTTTGCACAAAAGTGGCTGTCTGATAGTACTCGGGGGTACGGACGAGATCCGTAACTCCGGTTTCAATACTTAAAACATAATTAATCATACTTTTACTTGTTAGCGTTTTATACTTGGAAAGGATGCACTTACATCAATCCCTTTATCTTTCATTTCCTGAACTTGTCGTCGTCGTAGCTATGGGTGATTTCATAATAGAAAGCTGCTCCCAAAGCTATCAGCAAAACAAGGATGATTATGACATATACCATACGGCTCTATTTGCTGTTTGTGGTGATCTCAATGGCTTTTACGAACTGCAACAGGTTGTTATAACCTTTGTACAGGGGATTACACTCAATGGCATGCTTGCCATACCGATCCTTTAACGTCTTGGTTATGGTGCAGCCCATGACATCATTAGGAAAGTAGAGATAAACCATATCATAGTCATCCCCTTCGACCGAGATATGGATGAAGTTCCTTACATCCGACATAATCATGAAATCACAGTCTGAAGGCAGCCTGACAAAGCCATTCTTCTGCAAGGTCTGGTAGGCCAAATAATCCATCATGTCTGCGAACATACACAACTTGTCGCTCCTGTGCTCTTTCTCCATGGGAAGAAAAGTCACGCCGGAACTATTCAACGTCATGGGGGAGTCCGTCAGGTCTTGGCCAACAAATTCTATCCCATTGTTCTGGTTTATGACACCCACCCCGTGATAGGTCCTGGAGAGAAAACGGTAGGAAACCGAATGAACCTCCGGAAACTCCTTAACATCAATGCCCATTATACTTGGCGTGGCAGCATCTGTCAAGGCTCTGATCCGAATATTATCGGAGCTTCCTCCTGCGTGCCTGAATATAGGTTTACTTATTTTTTCTAATTTCATTTTTCGATAATTATAGCTTTTCTATCATTGCTTGCAGTTCTTCTGCGGTGTGCCCCAAACGGAAGAAATCACTGATGTCCTTTTCCGATTTCTCTCCGGACAGCGGTAGATCAAGTTTCTGAACGTTGTATTTCTCGCCGTACTGTTGTATCCGCAAAGCAGATTCCCTTTGGCCGGTTTCATCCGTGTCATAGAGAAAAATGATTCGGCGGAATCGTTGGGAAAATTCATCCATCACATCTTCGGGAATGTTGGCCGTCTCGCTGTTAAATGTCAGGGCCGGAAATCCATGCGCCGACAGCGACATGACATCTTTCTCGCCACCTGTGACGAAAACGAGTGCTCCTTCTTCAGGCAGTTGCTCAAGCCCGAAGATATAGGGTTTTGGGAAGTGACCGGCATACATGAAACGTGTCTTTGCCTTAGGCCTGTAAATCTTCAGCCTACGTCCGTCATCGAAGAAATATCCGTAGGTCGGAATAGCCTTTGAACCGTAAACGGCAAAGTTTCCACCGGACGATTTCTTGAATGTACAACTGCTGATGCTCTTTACGTTGTAACGTTCCAGCGTTGAAAGTCCAATGCCATATTGCCCCCAATACTCTTCCTCCCATGGCATGAAAGGCTGTGTCACGACCTCAAAACTCTCTATGGAAGAACATTTGTACTTCTGCGAGGGGGTAGCTTTTCTTTTCACCAACACATGGTGCTCATTTTGTTGTTCGTCAAAAATGCCAAGTCCAAGGTCTCTGTCTATCACTTGAAGCACTTCGCGAAAGTTGGTTTTGGAGTTGATATTACACAGCCTTCCCACTATCGTAAAGCAGTTGCCACAGAAGCTGCTGTCGCCGAAGTCTTGGAGATAGTATTGGTTGTTGCCATATCCGCCTCTGTTGGCATACAGATGGCATGACGGGCGGCTGTCCTCCCTAAAAGGGTTACGGAAAGTCCGGGCAAGGCACTTTTCACCAAGGTAGTGAATGAACACTGCCAAGCCCCCATCGGTCATCTGCAATATTCTTTGAGCTTCATTCATAAGCGTAATTCTATCTTAAATGGTTTGTAGTCCTGACCCTATGCAATGCGGTATTGAAGCCGTAACCCTACACCGAAAAACTTGTGTAACACCGTTCTAACAGTATCAAGGTAATCAGCTTCCAATATCTCAAATATTCGCTTATTCGGAAGAACAAGTGTCAGCGTTTTGGCCACATTGTCGAAGGACTCAAAAGAAACTTGTTGGAAAACCGATGCAAAAGCACGTTCGCTTACAATCTTGGCAAAGGCAGACATACACTTGTCCCAAAGAACTTTTGCATAGTCTTTAGACGGTGTCTGCGCCTTCAGTTTATACAGCAACTTCTTTTCATTTCGCTTATACCAGTTGCAGAAATAGTCGAGGAACTCCTCCAATCCTTTCGGAACTTCTTCTTTGCGACACTTCAAGTTCGCCAAGAACAATGTCAGGGCATTATAGAGCGTTTCCTTGTCCGGGAAGCCATAAAGCAGCTGCATCGAGCGCACCCATTCGTCATCAAAGACCAATTCTTCAATTGACGAAAATTTTCGCGCGGACGAATAATTATAATAATGAAGACTCTCTATTCTCTTATCTCTATTCTCTTTTATAATAGGATCACGCGCGTAGCCGCCCCCATGACTGTTTGGTGGCATTTTGGTGGCTTCAACTTTTGGACGGTTTTGTTCCCCCTTTTGGCCCTCTTTTTGACCTTTATGTTCGTAAGTAGTTGTATTACCGTCATTTACAAAAGACTTGGTAGACATTCCGTAACTTTCTCGTACAGAATTTTGTCGGGCATCTTTTGGCCCTTCTTTTGACTCCTTTTGTTCAGTTTTTATCTCCCCGTCTTCGAAACTTATAATGGCTGCTCCATTAGATGAAGTGTTTTCCAAATCAGAGAAACTTTCGACTGATGTGACATGACTGGCAGAAGGGCCTATTGATGTTACCGGGCAGGTGTCCTTGACATAATCGGAGAACTCTATCAAACGAACGGAAGAAAGTTTCTTCTGACCGTTATAACCAATGTTCAGGATGCCCAGCTTGCGTAACTTCTGGAGGGCCTCTTTAATGCCTGCTACAGGAATGCCGGTTGAAGCACTGATCTTCTTCATGTCAAACCATAGCGGATCCTCATAGTTTTCACTCTCCGAGTAAGTATGAAGAAGCAAATGGAGATAAATATGAAGAACCTGTGCGTTCACAAAGAAATCTTGGAAGTCAAGGTCGTAATACAGCTTCACCCAGCCACCTCTCACATTTTCCAAAGCCAGGAACTTTGAAAATTCACGAACGGTAATGAGAACACCGTTACGTCTTAGAGAGGTAACATGGATAATGCCTGCCGCCTTCAGCTTATCTAAAGAACGTCGGGCAGATTTACGGCTTATCTCCAAAAAACCCATGATGTCTTTAATTGAGGTGCGAAACTGCCCCCTCATCGTAATTTTGTCAAAGTAAGGCTTATCCTCCCTTTGAGCATTCAAAAAAATGTGCAGGAACATTTGCACGGCGTTGCTGTCATTATAGAAAGAACAATTATAGAACTTTCTGATAAGACAAATCCATTTGTAATCTCCCATAGGTCAGCTATTTTTTGGGTTCAATGGCTATCGCCCTTACTTCTGTATTCTCATTGATGTTCTCGAAATCGTCAAAGATCTTACCGGTTGGATCTACGAGGACAAATGTTGTAATTGTCTTTCTACTGTTATCTATTTCCATACTGCTGTTCTTTTAAAAGTCAATTGTCTGATTCTATTCGAAAGGAAAGAAACTTTGAGCCTCGGTTTCCTTTGATCCAAATACATGTCTCATCGTGGGTGATGGTTTGAATAGATGATAACAAGGATTTACCATGATGCCACCTTACCCGGGCATCTAAGATGAGAGAGAGAATGGTGTTGAACTTACCAGCAACCGTTTCCTTCGACCCCTTCTCCCGATACAAGGATGGGGTTATCTGAAAGAGCAAGTCAACCAACCATAGTGGTTTCTTGCGCACATGGACTTCTTTTACAATGTAATACATGAAAATCCGCTTTTAAAGGTTATCCTTTAGGAGAAGGCATACAGACAGGGTTGGTTCTATCTCGGTAGATACCCTCTCTTTTCAAAAGATAGTACACTGTACTTACACTCATGTAGAACTCGTTTGCAAGCGCACGCATGGCTGCCATTGGAGAAATAAGTTTTTTCTCTATTACCGGGCCATATTCGTTTATGTACTTATCCACGATTAATTGCCTTCGCTTGACAGTCGGAGTCTCAAAAGCCAAAACCTTCTCAACTTCCTCCCGGACATTGGGAGGAAGTAGCGCGACGGCACCGGGAGATACGGATTGGAGTTTTTTACGCCTTCGTCTCTTAGTTTCGGCTAATTCAGGATCATACACGCCATTATCCCCGGCATTGCGATTAATCTCTCGCAATATCGTGGTACGGTCTACTTTCAGAATTTCAGCAATTTCCCTGAAATTCTTCCCCTCTTGAAGGAGTTTGGCAATTTCTTGCCGCTGTTTGGAATCTAATTGCTTTCCCATATTGTTGATGCAAAAAGTGTTAAACGGGTCAGAATCTCTTCTTTCCCTTTATTTTTTGTGCATCAACAGTTGTGTTTTTCTTGAAGTTTCAGAACTTCAATACCTACTGATTATCAATGTTTTAAAGTCTATTATTCAAACGTGAAATTAACACTTTTAACAAATTGTACTTCTAACTTGAACATCGGCTTATCTTCAAATCCGCTTTCGTAGCCGATGATGTCCTCATGAACCTTTGCGAGTGTATCGTAGCACTCATCTAATTTCTTCTTTGCTTCCAGCAATTCGGCTGTGTTCTTGCTTAAAGCGATAGTCTTAAAATCTTTTGTTGTCATAATCGTGTAATATTTAAATTTTATATGTAACTTGTTGATTATCACTCAATCGCAAGAATGCGATTGGGCTATCTTTTTTTAAGAGTTCTGTTGTACTCTTTTACTTTTTCGTTAAGCGTGAGTAATTGTTCTATCAGCTTACCTATGTCATCAGTTGATAAGATTGTTACAATTTCATTATCTCGCTCTTCGTCCTCAATTAACATCACTATCTCCGCATTCGTTTCGTGAGTGCCGTTTGAGTCAGTAATTAGCATTTTTGATGCTTGTATGCTGAGTATTACATCATTTGATGTTTCAATCTCGACCCTTTTGTTAAATTCTAACTTGCTCATGCCGTTCTAAATACTTTTGGATATTGATTTTCTTGATACTTCTTTCTAAGATAGTTTATAAGATTATCATAGTTCTTGATAAAGCCGTCGTTGATAAGGTCAGCGATTTTCTTTTCAAGCTGATAGAGTTCTCTCTGCTTGTTCTCATCACCATATTTGTTTCTTGCCATTTTCTCATGACATCCGAATACTATCCAGTTGAGAGCCTCTGCAACCTTTTGCATTGCCTTTGGCATAAAGTCAGCAGGAACAATCTTACCGATTGCAGAGCTCAAATCTCTGTAGGCATCGCCAGCATCATTGCGGTACTTTATCATTTCGTCATAGACAAAGCGGATAACCTTTACTTCAAATGTTGGGTTTATCCACATGGCGAACTTGATAAATAGTATTGGGTTCATCCATACCTTATCGGGCGTTCTGCCATTTTTGCTCATTCTGCCTTTTACGTGCTTTATTAGGTCTATCTCTGTAACTTGCTGATTATCACCATGGAGCATTTTTGCTTTATGGCTTTTGCGCTCATTTTCGTCAATAACAAGAGCCTCGAGGAATTCTTTTGTAGTGTCCATTTCTAAGAATTTACTCATTTGTCTTTTTGCATTCCCATCAACCGCATTCCACTGCCTTAAAAGTTCGCTACCATCGAAAAATCCATCGATTGTGCGCTGTGTAACTGAAAAATTTTCAATTTTACGTACCATTTCTTGATTACTTTTCATAACTTTGTATCGTTTTTTGATTTTGCCCCTTTGTCCGTCCAAAGATTTCGGGGGCGGTTATAAAACAAGGGCAAAAACTAAGAGTTCTTGTTGTGGTATTCAGAACTCGAAGTTGATGCCCTTTTAATATCTTCTCTACCACCGAATACCACTAAGGCGGTTATACTTTGCAAAGATATTGCTTTCTTATATTCTATCTCTTTTATCTTTTTACTTGAAAACGACAACGCTTCGATTGTAGTTTTTTTTCTGTTTCAATAGCGTTATCCACTATCTCATTAACCCATGATGCTGTTTCTTGCAAATTCTTCATTGCCCCTTTGGTTTATAGGCAAGCACTTTGCCTAAGTTATACACAACTCGCTCGGCTACCCATACAAGCGGCTCGCCGTTTTTATCCATACCGTGCTCATAGATGATAGGCTCACCCTTTTCGTCTGTGATAATCTCACAATATGCAGACTTTACCTCTACAAGTGCAGATGCTCTATTTTTCGCATAGCCAACATAAAGCTGTAAGGCATCATACTTGATAGGCTGCGCGTTGCCGTTCTCGTCCTCGATTTCAAAGCCCTCTTTATCAAGCTGTAATAGCTTTTTAATAGTAGTAGGACGAACTTCTCTAAATTCTTGTTTTTTCGTGCCTTTGATTATCTCGTCAAAGTAGCACTGCTTAATAATAAGGTTTAATGTCTTCATTGTCTTTTCTTTTTAGTAGGGTAGGTAAGCCCTACCCCGATGTTGATTTATGCTATTCTAACTAAGTTTGCTTTTTTGAAACAACGCCACTCGTCTTTTTCTGTATCAAAATACACTTGGCAAGTGTCATTTGTCTTTTTCTCGCCCTTTGTTGCTGGTATTCTCTCGCTCATAAGAGTGCCGTAAGCCTCTCTCAGACTGCCATCGACTTTTTGAAAGTAGAATTTAACCACTCGCTTGCTAAGGGCTGCTTTTAGTTTTATATTTGCCCATGCGCACTTTAATGCTTCTGATAATGTATAACCATTCTTGCGAACGAACTGCCAAGCAAGACTCATTACCTCTCTCATAGTGTTCTTAAATGTTGTTGCCATAATCGTAATATTTAATTTGTTATACGTTTGTTTATTAATCACAATGCAAAGATAATTAGTTTTATCTAAACAAACGAGCGTTTGTGTTGAAAATGTTTAGAATTAAATGAACATTAACATAACGGCAATATTTTAAGTAATATCTAAACATATTTTAATAATAGTATAGCCTTAAATAAACTTTTGTGTTATTTTTGTTGTGAGAACCAAACTTAATTCCTATCTTTGCATCAAGTTTTAATTAAACTCTTATAATATGGATATAAAAGGTGCAATCAAAGCAAAAGGTTTTACCCTTGATAGAGTAGCTTCTGAACTAAAAGAGCGTGGCATTATGCCAAGAGCTTCCAAGAGTTCATTATCGCAAAGTATTAACGGCAACCCCAACCTTTCAACTTTGCAAGCAATAGCGGAGGTAATCGGCTGTAAAGTAGTGGACTTCTTCAAAGACGAATATAACCATTTTTCCGCTATCGTCAAATACAACGGGGAACTGAAAGAGGTTACTTCGGTCGAGGAACTTGAAAAAATAGTGAACGAACTGAAAGGAGATTAATAAATGGGAAACAAGAACATTGTTAAATTATTCGACGACCGAAAGGTACGCACAATTTGGAATGAAGACGAGGAAAAATGGTACTTCTCTATTGTTGATGTGGTTGCTGTTTTAACAGATAGCGATAATCCGCAAACATATTGGAGGGTGTTAAAAAATCGTCTCAAAAAGGAGGGAAACGAAACCGTTACAAATTGTAACGCTTTGAAACTTTCTGCGGCTGATGGGAAAATGCGAAAGACAGATGTTGCGGATATGGAGCAACTATTCAGATTAATACAATCAATACCGTCTCCTAAAGCAGAGCCATTTAAGCAGTGGATGGCACAAGTTGCCAGCACACGCATAGACCAAATGCAAGACCCTGAACTTTCTATCAACCAAGCAGTAGAGGATTATAAACGATTAGGGTATTCTGATGCGTGGATTAACCAACGTCTGAAAAGTATAGAAGTAAGAAAGCTCTTAACTGACGAATGGAAACGTGGAGGAATAACAGAGCATAATTTATATGCCATACTTACAAATACAATTACTCGCGAGTGGAGTGGGTTGACTACCAAAGGATATAAGAAGCTTAAAGGATTGACAAAAGAAAGCCTTAGGGATAATATGACTAACGTAGAACTTGCTCTTAATACCCTTGCAGAAGCATCAGCTACCGAAATTTCAAAGCAGAATAATCCAAAGGACTTCAAAACTCATAATCAGGTAGCAAAACAAGGTGGAAGTGTTGCCAAAGCTGCACGAAATCAATTGGAAAAGCAACTTGGACGTTCAGTTATAACAAAAGAAAAGGCAAGTGATTACATATTGCCAAATCACAAAAAAGAAGAGACATAGAAAAATTATATAATAGTGTAGGAAAATAAAGAATAGCTTGCATATTCAGGGAATATTATATACTTTTGTAGAAGTATAACTAAAAACAATATTATTATGAAAAAGTATTTGTTATTTATGTTGGCTTTTCTGCCAATGGTGTTTGCGGCTTGTTCGTCCGATGAAGACGGAACAAAAAAAAGTAATGAATTATCTTATATACAACTAAAATTCCATTTTACACCATATAAGGTGTCAGACTACGCAAATAAAAAAATATACACTAAAGAAGTATATCTCTTCTATTTGGAAGGCAAGAAAGTGAAAGAACCTATAAGCCCATATGCAACTACTGTAGCTAAATATGGAAATGTTTGCGTTATAAACGATGTCAATAATGAATACATATTTGCTGACTATTCCGGAGACTTTGTTCAACTAAAGGATAATAATGGGTATTATACATTCGATTGTTTGACAGATGCCATATATAATTATAATTTCTACGGAAAACAAACTCTTAAAAAGGGGAAACATCTGTTGGTTATTAAAGTTGATGGCACATATTTCTGTAAAAAGATAAATATAAGCCCAAGCGGCAATACCGCCACATACGACTTCAACCTAATACAAACAGGGGAGGGAAATATTGCTAACCATTTAATTTGGTTCTAAAGATAAATGGTAGTCTTAACGGCTACCTTTTCCCATTATGATTATCACGTACAGATAACGAGTTATTAGGATTTATGCAACTACAGATATTCAAATACCAGAGCGAGGAAGAGCAGCTGTTCAATGAAATAAGAACCATTGAGCAGGAAGACGGAAGTCTTTTATTCGGGGCTACTGATGTAGCTCGTATATTAGGATATGCTAATCCTCAAAAAGCCGTTAGAGAGCATTGCCGAGATGAGGGGGTGAACGAAATAGACACCCCCACCAAAAACCAATGGGGAAAGGTTGTAAACCAAAAGATTAAGTATATTACGGAGGGCAATGTTTATCGCCTTATCGTAAGGTCAAAGCTACCAAATGCCGAGAAATTCGAGAAGTGGCTTTTTGATGAAGTTGTACCCTCAATCCGAAAGCGTGGGTATTATGGAAAGATTGACAGAACTGCACTGCCGAACTTTATAGAAAGGTATAAGGAAAACTATCACAAACTTCCAAGAGATTATTTTTCTGTTATATCAGAAATGTACGCCCGGTTGTACATGGAACTTGAAAAGGTTGGCTATATCATTCCCGACAAGGGCGAGCACGGCAAGCAAATGATGCCAGATATTAGTGTAGGGCGTGGCTTTGCAAGTTTCCTCAAGCGCCACAAATCGGAGTTTTACGATACGGCAAAGACTTATATACATACATTCCCAGACGGTAGGGAGGTAGAGGCAAATATGTATCATATAGATGCTTTGCCGATGTTTATCCGCTACATCAACGAAGATTGGATACCTAACCGTGCTATGGAATATTTTAAGAAGCGAGACCCATTGGCTTTGGACTATCTGCCAAAACTATTGGGTGTTAAATAAAGGGTAGCCGTTAAGACTACCCTTTTTCTATGTTCTGTTTGTCGGGTTAGGTTCAACGAAAGCAAGCCCAATCTTGGCAAAAGTCCTTTCTACATTCCTTGCAAAGGTGCAACTCTTTCCTGTATATTTAAGATGATACACGTCAGAGCGGTCTGTGGGAACCTGTATAACAATATCGCCACCGCGCATGACCTCAATAAAAGCCTTGTTCTTTGCGGTAAAATCACCCATACTGCTTCCCTCCATAGTGAAGTTAAGTGTAAGGCTTCGCTCGTTCACCTTTGAAACAACATCGGCATATTGCACGCCGTCCTTGGTTCGGTCGTTGTTGGTGATATAGTCCTTTAAGGGGTAATATCCGTTGAGAACATCAAGGAAGTTATCACCCATTCTCACACCCCATTCCGTAAGGGCATCTTTCCCGTTGATTAACAAATCTGCCATAATTACATGTCTTTAATTTTCTTTTTAATATCTGCCACATCACCGCTCATCGTTTTCATAGCCTTGCTCATCGCGGTTGTATCTTCGTGAATACCCTGCAACTCAATGTATGAATTAGCCTGAATGGTCCTCAATTCATCAGCAATGGAATTATGTTCCGTAGCGAGTACCTGCAATGCTCGTGTGGAAACATCTATCGTACTTAACTTTGCCGTTATCAAGTCTTTAATTTGGTCACGTGAGATATTCCCTGCCGTTGTAAGCGCAACAATGTTATTTGCTTGTTCATAGGTAATGGAAGACACACCGTTGGCTGACGCATTCTGTTCAGAGTCTTTCTTTTTGATTAGTCCGGCCTGTTCAAGTTCACTCCTCTTCTTCAATCCCAGCGCAGCGATTTCGTCATTCTTTTTCCTTATGTATGCGATTTCACCATCGTCGAGACCATTTTCTGCAGCCTTAGCAATATAATCATACAGCTCTTTGATTTTCGGTTTTAGCTCCTCGTTTGTAAAACTTTCTATCAAAGCATTGCTAATCATCTCGTTGATGTTGTTTGCAAAGTCTTCCGTCGTACTCTCAAGATTTTTCAGTGCAGACTTATAAGAGTCCATGAACCCGTCCCAAGAATACCCGGTGAGCTTCTCATTAAGCAAAGCGGCGAGTTCGTCACGCTTCCCGGAACGCTCTATGTATGAATTTACAAGTTCCTCTGGGCTTTTCTGTCCTCCATTGTTGTCAAACATTTCCCTCCACGCAGATAATGCTTGGCTTCGCAACTCCTTCATTTCTTCGGGAGAAAGCTTCCAAACATCTTCCGCTCTATGTACCCTTGCGTTTGAACCTATCTTCTGCAATACATCATTGAACTCACGCCAAACGTGCCAGCTGCTATCAGATGCGTTCGCATTGAACGAATGGTGGCGGCCGTGCTCACTTGCCCTTTTATCTATTGCGCTGCGCTGATTGGCTTCCCAGTCTTCCTCTTCCTTTAATGCTTTCTTGTACGCCTCTATAGATTGCTCGTTTGTGTTATCCTTTTTAGCGATACTCTTAGAAAGTTCGTCAATAGACTGTGCGAGGCGCTCATTAGATTTTGTGAGTTTGTCGATTTCTCTTTCCATCGACTTCTCGTTGCCGCCACCTGTGAACAAGTTACCGATACCACTTACAATTCCTGTAATGATATTCCACACCCCCTTAAGGATACTTACGATGATTTGTGGTAATTCGGAAATAACGGTACTGACAACTTTTGCAATTTTGTCAAACAGACCATCTATGAATTTTGTCGGGTCTTCACCAAGGGAGTCTATGATTTGCAAGATTGCACCGACCAAGCCTCCGGCCTTATCTCCTATCACACCCGCAAGCCCTTTTGCGCCACCTTTCCCTCCTATGGCACTGATAAGATTTGCGACACCGTCAGCAAAGCCTCTCAATGTACCGTTCGACATCTGCTGCAACGCGGAACTGAAATTATTCAGTCCTTGAACAGCCGCATTCGTACTATCTGTAAGGTCACTCTTCTTGTTATCCTTGTCCTCCTTTGCATTGTTCAAATCAACGGCCGTGGACTCGACTTCCTTTCTTGCAGCGTCAACCGTCGCTTGAGCTATTTTTCTCGTTGTATCTGTTGTAGCGGTTTCAAGTAGCTTTTCAGCTGCCCTTAAATCATCTACAGCTTTAGCGTGCGCTTTGGTTTTCTCTTTTAAGTTACGTACACTTTCTTGATATGCGCGTGTCTGCCTCTCTATCTCGCTCCATTGTGAGAAATTGAAAGGTGATGTCGCTGCGCCAGCACCCTCACCGCGCAACTTGTCTCGTAAATCTGTGTAGGCTTTCTTATCTGCCGGGGAAAGAGCCTTGAACTCTGCTGTACGCATGTATTGCTCTATCTCTTTCAGCGTCTCCTTGGCAATATCTTTCAATACTCCACCTATACCGCCGAATGTCGCTCCCCAATCAATGTCAAGGGCAAGACTCGAAGCGTTGGATTTTGCAAGTGCGCTTGATTTTTCCTTTTCGAGTAGTTTCTTACGGTTCTCGTCTTTCTCCTTGGCTATCTTGGCATCATATTCTTTTGCGATGGCGTACATCTGCTGCTGCACGGTGCCATATTCTTTAAGATAGTCATAAAGGGACTGGAACTGCGACGCATAGAAACCTTTTGTCTCATTGCTATATTTGGTATCTATATTTTTACGAATGTCATCGAATTTCTTCTGTTCGCTTTTCGAGAGAGATACATTCTTGCCACCATTCGCCTCTTTTTTCTTGTCGAGATATTCCTGCTTTTGTTTTTCAAGTTGTTCTATCTCTTTTTGATGCGTAAGTTTCATGGCAGCGAGCGTCTTCTCGCTACTTTCTTCCAAACTGTCAATATACGATTGAGACAAAGTATCATCAAGTTGTATCTTCGCCTCATTATACGCGACATTTGCTTTCTTTTGTTCCTTTGCGGCTTTGGCTCTCTGCTTGCGTTCACGTTCTGCCTTGGCTGCGGCTTTCGTGTCACTGGTGGCGGAATACACTTTTTCCCTTTCGGAAATGGCGTTTATCTTCTTCCGCAGTTCCGCACCTTTCTTGCCTGCAGCTTCAGCTTCTGTAAGTTTATCAAGTTGCGATTGCAAATACTTATGTTGTTCCTGCAACGTTTGTTTTGTCCATGTAGTCTCAGCAGTTCCTTTTCTTTTATTGCGTTCTGTTTCTAACAATTCGATTTGGCCTTGTAACTCGTCCCTATTAAAGATACCATTTGCGCCACCAATTCTTGCTCGCCCATACTTTTTTTTATCTAAATCCATTTTAGCGAGTAAGTTCTTCCTTTCTTGGATTTGACGTTCAAGACTTTTGGTGCTAATTCCGGTTAGGTCTGTAAGGTATGCGTTTGCATCATCTTTCTTAATTTGTCTTGTTAGATTTGCTTTCTGCTTTAATAGTGCAGTTTTCTCAGCCTCCTCCTTTGCTGTGAGTTTCGCATAGTAGCCCATTTCTTTCTGCCCCATTTCGTCGTATCCATACCCTTCTTGGTACCGTTTTGTCTTACTTAACCTGTCAAGTTCTTTCAGCCGCTTATCAATTCTGTTTACTTCATTTCTTGGGTTTGATATAGATGCTTTCCCATCTAAGATGTTAATCTCATTCTTAATGTCCCTAATATGCGACAGCATCTCAATTTCGGTCTTATATTGTTTGAATATAGACGGATATTGTTGTATAAGCTTAACAAGTGCAAGTTTTCTATTAGTAGTCGACAAACTTTCATCTTCTGCCACATCTAATAATTTCTGCACTTCATCACGATGTTTTTGTTCTAATTCAATTGCTTTTTGCTTTTCATCATTATATCTCTTAGTTGCGTCTCTAACTTCTTCTTCCTCTGTCTTCTGCATTATCATGGCACCAATAAGTACGCCAAGGGCAGAGGCTACCAACACATAAGGGTTGGCAAGCATTGTCGCATTGAGCAATGCTTGCGCCTTTTGTGTAAGGAGTATGCGTGTCCTCGCAAGTGTCACGGCAAGTGTATGACCATTTTGCGCAACGGTGGCTATTGCTACCGCCGTTTTATAAATCCCAAAAGTAGTAACAAGCCCAACGAGAACTCTTCCAACCCGCTCGTAGTTCTCAACAAGTTTTGTAGCCATCTGGACGGCTGTCATGACAATGCCCTCGCCCTTCTGTCCAATCTCGTTAAACATATTGTCAAAACTCTCTTGGAGCATTGAAATCTGTCCGTTTAGCGTCTTTGCACCCTCTTGCGACATGCCGAAGAACTTGCCACCCTCTGATGTAACAGATATGAAAGCGTCTTGTACCATCTTGGAAGTGATGGCACCTTTAGACATTTCATCTTTCAGCTCGCCGATGGACTTGCCTGTCTTGCGTGATATTTCCTCCAATGGATTGAAGCCGGCATTGACCATTTGCATAAGGTCTTGCCCCATCAATTTGCCTGCACTACTCATCTGTGAGAAAGCAAGCGCAAGGGAGTTGAATTTCCCTGTATCGCCCATAGAAATATCGCCGATGGCTTTCAGATAATCGATAGACTTCTCGGCTTCGATACCGAAAGAAGTCATCATCTGGACAGCTCCGACCATGTCTTTTGTGTTCAGGGGAGAAGCAAGGGCATATTCCTTGATTTGGGACATTATGGAATTAAGGCGTTCTTGGTTGCCACCCAAAAGAACTTTGAGAGACGTTTCCATACTCTCGAACTCTGCGCGCACGGATATAATCTTGCTTCCAAGTTCCTTTAGCCCAATGCCACCCATAATAGTTGCGGCAATACCTTTCATCTTAGAAGCCAGCAAGTCCATCGTCTGCGCTGTACCGCCGCCATCTTGCCTAAATAGGGTATACTCATCGCGGAGTTTCTTCACAGAGAGACGTGCCGTTGCCTGCTCTTGCGTAAGTCCGAACAGCGCAGCTTTCTCTTCGTCCAACGCTTTTCTTGCTGCTTTCCACTCTGCAAGTTTATCGCTTGCTACCATGGGGCTATGTTTCGCTGCGTTCTGATATTCTTCTCCCAAACGTTTTACGTCTGCTGCAACATCTTTAACTACAGCCTTCTGTGCAATTATCTTCTCTGTAAAGTTATTTACGCTTTGTGATGCTGCAAATATCTTCTGTTTGAAGTCGGTTTCCACCGCTACGGAAGCCTGCACAATCTTACCTGTTACATCATTGAGTTCTTTTGACGTCTGCTGTAACTTACTATTGAGAATATTAAACGATGCCGGGCTTTGAATGGCATCAACGCCTTTTATCTCCTGCTTCAACCTTGCAATCTCTTCTCTTAACTTCTGAACTTTCTCCCATTCAGCGTTGATACGAAATGATAACTGTGCCATATTTACTTCTTTCTTCTTTTTGCCAATTCCTTACCGCTGATTTTCTTTACCACATCACCGTACACCTCGTGTTGCTTGTCTCGCTGCATGATGATGAGATTGCGGTAAGGGATTTTATTTACTACTTCGTCATACGTCAGATGCAAGCTATCCATGAATGACGCTATTTGTCCCAAAAGGGTTCTGTTCCCGACTACTTCGGACTTGCTGCCAGCAGGCTTGCGTTCTTCGTCAAACTGACAGCTTTCAAGAAAGGGTTGATGCCAATTAAATCGATAGCTGAAGAAATCGCATCTACAACCTCCTCGAATGTCCCCTCTGATAACTCTTCGCTAAGTGACAAATCTCCTTTCACGAGCCACGACAATGCTTTTGCGTACGCTTCAAAGTTCTTTGCCGCAAGTAGCATGTCCTTAATAGTCCCCTCGTCTCCAAAATCGATGTCACTGATACATGAAATTGCGCCGGCGAGTTTCTTTATTGTTGGAGACTGGATAGGATATGCCTTGTTATTTACATAGACAATAGAATAATCACCGCCTATGATGGCCTCTGATATTAATTTGCTTGCTTTACTCATAATGAAAATAAAAAGGGGTGGAGGTGGTTGTTAGCCACGTTCCACCCCGATGTTATCCTACAATCTTATTACCTTAAACCAAGGCCTTTACTTCTGACTCGTCGAAGTTATACTCACTTGAAACTCCGTCAACAGTAGGTGTTTGCACAAGGCCTTTAACTGCAAGTGCGATAGCCTTGTCTGTGTTTGCCTCACGTGCCACAATCTGACAATTCGGGAAGATAAACCAAACATCATCTTCTGTAAGACAGAACAGGGTCTTTTTGATAACAACCTTGTCATTCGAGCGTTTCCACCCGACGGGGTTGTCCTTATCTGCACCCGCTCCACCTTTCTTGACGATTTCACCACCCATAAGAGCGGCTTTCGTCGCATAATCATATTGTCCGATAGAGAATTGCGGAGTTAACTCACCCGGCGTTGTGTCATAACGGTAAGCCTGCCCCGTGAGCTGGTTCTTGTAAGGAGTGACGGAAGCTTCGCTCTCTTCAATAGTCCACGTTTCTCCGTGCACGTTCTTCACTTCTGCCTTTGCCGTGATTGCAGCTTTGATAAGTGTTTTTGCAAAGTCTGCCGTAATATCCTTATTCACTACGGAAGTATCAGCATACATGATGCGCTTGATACCAACAGCTGAAATTAATCCCATAACTATTTTACATTTAATGCGTTAAACAATATTCTACAATTAACAAAATGGCACTTCAAAGCAGTGTCCGCTTCAATGTGAATAGTATCTACCCCATAGTGGTATCTCGTGCCGTCAAATGTCCCTGTTACGCTTCTGAAGAGTTCCTTTGCCTTTCGCTCCAATTCCTTTAATCGGAGTGTATTGGCAATATTCACCCCTAAATCGGGAACGCATAGATTGACTTCACAAAAACACTTCTCCCAATATTTGCTCGGTGTCTGTCCTTTCACGTGGATAGTAATGCGCTCGTCTTTCAGTTCTCCCGTGAGGGTCTTGCCAAAAGGAACTATCTCTATCCCAAACGCCTTGCAATCTCTGTAGAGAATATCCGCCATGTCGGTAGTTACTATCATTCAAAAATCTCTTTCAGTTTCTTCTCGGCTCTCAATGCTGCACCACTCAATACCTCAAATCCCTTTGCCTCGACGTATGACGCGTAGTCGGCGGTGTTCTCCAATGTTAGCCCGTCCTTGTCTACATCGTAGGTGTTGGACTTCTCCAAGTTCCCGGAGCGGTTCTGATAGGTGTGGTTTTCTTTTGCGTCCTTTACAGCTGCATCGCCAACACTCGTCACAGATTTTTCAACCTCCAACTCGCCATCTTTGAAGAATTGGTCTACATCGGAGAAATCGCTGTCTATAACCATAATTCAGAATTATTGAAATAGTTCGCGTTCTTAACAATGTAAACCTTTCCCTCCCCTCGTACACTTCCTCCCTCAAGACACCTCACCTCCGTTCCTGCTTTGACGTCCACCCGCGTCTCACACACAATATGGTAATTAGGTCGGTACACCTCGCCGTTGGCAGAATGAAACTCCTTTGTGGTATTGTCATCACAACGGCACTTGCAGAGTGTAACCCACTGTTCACCCCCTGTATTGGGGATAGCATGCCCGAACTCGTCCTCTTGGAACGGAAGAACTTGCTTTACCTGCAATATGTGCGGGGCGTACATCATAGGAAACGGATTTTCGGTTTGTTATCATTGAGTTCATCTCTCAGTCCGTACTGACGGCAAAGTAGGGAGTAGTAATCCTTGATACCTTGGATATTCCACGACATAGAGAAACCACTCTCACCGATTGATGTAGCACGGAGCATAAGGGACGGAATGAAGCGAGCCACAGCCACCGATATAGCTTCGATGGTATCCGACTCGACATCATCGTCCAAGTCTTTATGAGCATTGAGAGACATATCCAACAAGTCAGCTTCCGACAGTTGTATGCCGAAAGACTGAAACTTGCTTGATATGTACTGCCTTACTGTCATTTTGTCAGCTTAGTGAGGTCCAAATGAGTAATGAGCGTCGGGGCCGCAATCTGCGGTATCCACTCTGCGGTGTACTCGAGGTAACGCCCGTTGTGGTCTCGGTTGGAAGCCACGAGCATATCACCCTCACCTGCTGCCGAATAGTTCATGCCCGGCACGGGGTCGGTCTTCTCGTACGGCGTGTGGTAGCGCATGTAGCCAATCTTGTCCTGCGGAAGCATGGTGATATGGCCGTCTGAGTAGACCTGCACGTTCTTGCCGTTCTGCTCCTTGACGTAATCGTCCTTGATTTCGATTGCAGGGAGACCGATGCCAGTGAACAGCTGTGAAGCCAATTCGGACGTAACCAACCCGGTTGAGAGGTACATCTGATTCTGCCCCAGCTGCATCTTGAACATGTCGCCGAACTCCGAAGAACCGATGATATGTTTGACGAACGTGCCGCGGCTCATAATCATCTTGGCGTACTTGCCGAAGTCCGGAGCAATCTCGTTAAGCTTGTTCATCAAGAAAGTAACCATCTTCTTCTTTGAGCCGTCGATAACATCGCTGTCCTGCAAGGTGATGGTGTTCATCGGAAGTTCGATGTCGAGGAACTCGGTAGCCCCCTGCTCGCTCTGCGCCTTGTCCTTGTTGCGGACAATGGCCTTACCCGTCATAAGGAGAGAACCGACAACCAAGTCCATACGCTTGTGGGCGGCGAGCATCACCTGACGGTAATCGTCGTAGATGAAAGCGATGATGTCGTTGAGTGCCGACACCTGCCCTGCGGCGTTGGCTGCGTTGTACTTGTCAATCAAGTCCTGCAACTCTGAAAGACGGTCTACGGGCATTTGATAGCGGTCGCCGAGATAGGCGACTTCACCATACCCCTCACCAATGTTTCTACGCTCACGGATTGGCTTCTCACCAAACTGCGAGTTGATAGAACCAGCCATCACACCACGAACAGAACCAATATAGTCCTTGAATACTCGTGTGGTGGTCTTACGCCAATCGAGGAACTCCTGCCAATAGATAGCGTCCGTTCTTGTTTGAAGGACACGGTTAATAACTGCACCCACAATAGCGGGCTCGTTAAACAAAGTCTGAATAGTCAATGTCATGATGTGTCCTTTCTTTTACTCGTTAAACTGGAAGTGAGGAAGATTGGCTTTGTCCTTTTGAGAAAAAGGAGTTACCAACTTCTCGGGTTCAATCTCAAACGCTCTCTGCAAGAGTGCAACGGAGTTAATGCCGTCAGCAACCTTATGCGTTTCATAAAGTGCGGAGTTTGCGACATTCTTAGGCTCTTTGCCATCTGCTGCCTTTGCCTCAAACAACACATCTTCTGTCTTCAATGCCCCCATAGCGGCATCAAGTGTGAGCTCGTCATACTCTGCCTTTGATTTGTCGATTGCGGTAACGGTTGCGCCTTTAGTGCCATTGCCGAGGATAGTTCCCACTACAACGAATGAGCCTTTAGCAATTTTCACTTTAGTTGCACTTGCTGCTACGTTCTCTTTTACGAGAACATTAACCACAATCTTTGCGATTTTTGCCTTGAGGTCGGCTGCAATAGGAGTGAATGATGGGACATAGCTGCCTACTGCCAATCCTGCGACATCAAGAACGTAATTGCCACGACGGCGAAGACCTGTAGATACGTCGTAACGCTCTTCCTGCTCTTCTTTAGGTGGCAAATTGTACTTAAATCCTGCCATAATTTACTTTTTGTTTTGTTCTACAATCTCTTGTGTTCCCTTGTTGATTTGTTCAGCAATAGAGTTCACTTCTGTCTTGTGTTCGTGGTTTCCCTCTTCGGGAGACTTGGCGAACTGAAAACCGCTGTTCTGCATCTCCTGCTTCAAGTCCGTGAAGTACTTGTTGAGGTCTGCATCGTCAGCGATGTTCTTGCCTTTGTAGGCAAATTCGGGAATACCAAACGACTTCGCCACCTCGTCAATCTGCGCATTGCGTGCGTCTGCCTTTGTCTTTGCGTCCATTGCGTCCATGCGGTCGGTGAGGGGTTTCAATGCCGTACCCAATGCTGCTGCAATCTGTGCGGCCAAATCCTGCGGCTCGTTGGGCTTAGGAGTTGGTGCTGGATTAGGTGCCGGGATTGATTGCGGTTTGGGTTCCTCGATAGGCTTACCGTCCTTGATGTTGTGCTTCTTCTCGTAGTTTGAAACTGCGGTCTTCTGCGCTCCATCAGCCCGATAGTCGCCATAGTTTGTTACAACGTCCTGAAAGGTGATACCCTCAACAATTGAGTTTACCTTGCTTTCGTCCGTTACGCCCTCCGCTTTCTTGCTTGCAATCCGCTGGAGGGTGGCATCGTCCACGCCCGCAAACTTCGTCCGTAGACCTGCCAAAATCTGTTCATAAATGTTCATACTAAAATGTGTTATCCTGAAACAATCTTTTGTTCAAAATTACGCGTTATAAAAGGAAATTGTGCGTTTTTCATAGCCGCATAAATTACAACGCTTCGGTTGTTGTAAAAAACACAAAAAAAAGGCTTCTATCCTCACGGACGGAAGCCTAAATGTAAACAATATTCGTTCTTTGAGTAGTATTATTCCTTTGGCTCGGTTGGCATAGTCTGATGCTGCGCCTTTTCCTTTTGTTCCTCCTTTATCTGTTGCAACTCGTCCTGCAGCTCACCATAGTTAGAACAGTAGGCTACGCCATGTTCTGTGCTCCATACGCCGCCGCTTACTGCAGCTGCTGCGGTATCTACTTTCTCACGGTCATTATCAATCATAAACGGTACAATCTCCGTTTCGATGTTCACCGTCTTACTTGCGGTTTCAAGTGAAGAGTTCAATGCACCAATGGCGGCCGTGATGAAGTTCACTCTCCTTTGGAAGAACTGTCCCAATTCCTCTGCGTGGTTCTGCACCGCCATGTGAGCAGACATGAAGACATACCGAAAAGCCGTACCACTTAATGCGTTGCCTGTGCCTTTCAATTGGTCAAAGGATATGCGCGGAGTGTTTGTCATTCCGTATATCTGATTGAAATACGTTTCAATCTCTACTTTGATAGGGTCGGAAGACTGATTCCATGTGAGATATTGCGCATTTGCTCCGTCTCCCGTTAACTGCATCATTCTGTTACGTGCATCGCCACTAAGGGTGTCGGGCTGTAAATCGCCAAACAACATAAGGAGCGGGAAGAAATGGTTATCGATGCAATCGGCATAGCCACTCAAACACTTCTCTAACCTGATACGTAATCGTTTAATCTTCGCACATAACGGCTCAGGGCGGAAAGTGTACATCACGGGGAGCTTTGGCAGATTGTGAGCAAACGAACGCTCTACATTCTCTGTCCACGTCTTATCAAGTTCCCATTGATATACTTTATCAACAGTAACTGTCATAAATACAGAATGTTCATTGCCGTCCAAATCCATCTTCTTGTACTCACGCGAGAAAGCTATCATGTCGCCATTATCGTCATAGAAAGGATAGAGGGTATCGCCACGGAAAGGAGACCATACCTGCGACTTCAATCTATACTTCGGTGCTTTACTGCCAAAGAGAGACGCTATCTTGCGTTTCAGTTGCGCCCAAAAGCCGTCATCGGGAACAACATACCAATACTCTGCGACTTCTTGCTCCGACAACCACGAGCGCACAATCTTCCTGTTCTGATATTTCAGCTTGTTTTTCTTGAATATCTGCTTGACGGCTTCAAAGACGCTCCTTTCTTCGTCATCTTCGGGTACACAATCAAGGGTTGGTTCTGCACCGACCGTAAACGCAGTGTGGATATTCACAATATCTTGCTCGATAGGAAGGGCAATGCGGTTGGGGTCTTTATCGTCGTACTTAGCAGGTATCTTTGTTGTTTTACCTGTTTCGAGGTCGCACGTCGTTTCCTCCATCTTTACAAGAACTTTAATCTTCTTGTACTTGTTCTCGTCCATTATCTCGTGCCTCTCCGGATTCCAATCCGCAAGGTTCTTGTCTGTATCGGGAAGCTTTGTCCGTCTGCCTTTCTTAAGGTAGTCTATCTTTAAATTAGTGTCCTCCAGTGCGAGGATTTCCTGTAATGTTTTCGGTGTTGCCATAATTATAACTGCTTTACAGTATCAATATCAACCTCTACAAATCCATAACCAAAATCAATATCCTCTATATCTCCAAATGTGTCTTGGTAGATATAGGCTGTACTATTGATAAGCAACAAAGATCCACAGATAATATCTCCGTTGTCTTTTCTCTTACCTTGAAATTTATACTTCATATCGTTATCCTTTCTTGTTAAGTGGGAATACTCTCTTAATGCTTTCGGCATAGTCTTCCATGCTTGCCGCGGCAGCTTTGAAAGCACCCGCCATATTTTCTCCTGTACGTAAAACAATACTATCCATACGCTACTACTGTTTTATAATTCTAAACATTTTGCCGTGATGATTCTCCAACCCTTTCATATAATCAAATGCTACTTGTGGGTGGCTCGATACAAACGCATCACGGAAATTGAATAAATCTTTTGTCTGAACTATATACATATCGTTATCCTATTTATCGGGCGAAAGCTGCTACCATATCGCCCTTTGGTTTCAAAATCTTTCCTAATAATTGCCCAAGGACATAATATCGGACAGCATCTATTCCGTGATTATACTTGTCTATTGGCTGGTTGATATAATTGCCGTCCTTATCAGTATCCCATACATACTTTCTAAACTCTGTACGGAGGTTATACGACCTCTCGGTGACGAAGATATGGTCAAAGGATAGCATCTTATCTATTCCTGCAATGATAGAGTTGCCACTCTTGTCTACGGGGTAAATCTTTATACCTGCGTTATGTATCTCTTGTATCAGTCGAGGGTCGGCACTCTCGGAGAATACCTTTAAGCTGCCATATCGTTTGAGTTCCTTTACAATGTCAGATGATAACATACCCGTGCGGTAGAAGAGTTCATCAAGGTATAAGTCATTATCAATGATACCGCATAGTATCCCTGCACTTGGGTCGTGGGTAAATCCGAAGTCATCACCGATAGCAACCTTTTTACACCATTTCGGGAACTCCTTAACAATGCCGATATGCTTAAACACTGCGCCCTCGGCAACATCTGCCCACCTTCCCATGACAGTATGGGCATACTTTTCGGGGTCTTTGGCTTTCATTTCCTCTACTTCCTTGATAAACTCGGGAGAAAGGTTCTCTGCATTATCTAAGTAAGTAGTATGAATGTGTAATACATTCGGGTGGGTACTTACCTGCACGGGCACACCGTCATACATCACCTCCTTGTGGGTGTTCTCAATAAACCGCTTGTAAACCCAATGGTTATTATCTGTTGGGTTCATAACGATAATAATTCGGTTCTGTATTCCCTTTTGACGGATTGAGAGCATTATCGTCTCAAACTCTTTCTCTGATACCCATTCCTCCGCCTCGTCAACGACAAAAGTCGTAATGCCGTGAATAGATTTCAACTTTGCCGTTTGGTTTCCCGAACTTGATTTGATACCACGGAACATTACCTTACCCCCCGTCATTCGATTGGTAACATCAGAGCGAGTAGACTTAAAATATTTTTGTGTGCCGTCCAACTCTGCCTTTTCCAAAAACTCGGGGATAATGGAGATATTCGCAGACACCATTGTATAACGGGTGTAAAGTATTTGGTGTACGATTTTATCCACGGGTGTCATCTCAAAGGTGAGACGCTCAAGGAATGTAGAGGTGGAAAAAGATTTACCACTTCCACGACCGCCTGTTATCAAGAAGATAAATTTATCCTTATTCTGATACAAGGGATAATATATGGGAAACGTCTTAATCATTACCGACCTCCTTTTCTATCCACTTGCCAATATCAACTCCGTGGTCTATGTCAGTAGGAATGTCGCTTGCATCTTCATCTTGCTTCCGCTCTATCTTTCTAAATTCAGGGTCGTAATGATACAACAATGTAGATAACGCTTGCATGTTAGGAGCAAGTTCTGTTTCCGTTTCTTGGATAACAGATTTATCGGTAAGGATTATCCACCCTGTTCCGCCACATTTCGGACACTTCTTATCCGCACCCATGCAGTCGCATTTATCTTGAACATATCGCACGGTCTTGGAATGTGTCTTTTTGCCTCCAAAGGCAGATTTGATATAAGCGGAGCGCATAAGCCCTACTATCTTTGTGCGTCCATGCGCTAAGACCCCACAAATTTGCTCGCCACGCCTCTTGTTGTCTTCCTCATTCCACCCCCAATATTTTCCGTTCTTCATGGCACCAAACACGTCTGCTGCGAGGTCAAGCTCGTTTGCTATTTCCTCATCGGTGTAACCATTCATAGCAAGCGCTTCTATGCGCTTGAAGAAGTCTATGTTGTCGTAGTCGTGTTTCGGTTTTGCCATGACTTTTAACGTTTATAATTTGCTTTTATCGAATATTCTCTTTATATTTGCAGTGTAAAGTTCAGCATGGTAGAGACGTGATAGCTTGGAACGGAGGAGGCGTAAGCCTTATGAGGGTGTCGATAGCCCCGCCATGCTGAGTTTTATATTCTGTCAAACCTACTTCCGTCAAACCTTTCATTCTTGTTCAGTCTCTGTGCCGTGATGAAGTTCACGACCCTTGTTTTCCCATTCTTGAGTTTCACCTCATAATTGGGGTGAATGACAAACTTAGACTTATTGCTCACATACACAAAATTCCTTTTCTTTCGGTCTGTATTGTTGTCAAAGTATAGCCGCATTCTTTTTCTTGACTTTGGGAAGTTGATTAACTCGTAATCAGCAACAGATAATCTCTTGGCCTGTTTGCTCAAACGTCCAGAATGGGTAAGGGATTTAACGCTCATATAAATGGACTTCGACCCAAGTACAATCCCATTCCGTTCAGCATAATCTGACATACGTTTCTCTACTTTTCCTATTGTAAATGGTTTGCGTTTGGAATATCCATATATCTTAAAGTCGAGAAGTATCGCCCTGATTTTATTTCCAGAGCTTCTGTCTTTGTATATATCTATCCCCTCGCTGTTCATCGGCTATTCAGTCAGAAGAGTATCTATTTTCTGCTCAAACACCTCGCCTTTGAGAAACTTCTCTTCGGGGTCAAATCCAAACTTCTCACAGAACTCTTTTTTGGCTTCCCAATTGTCAAACGATAGCATAAGGTAAGCGTCCATGTTGGCAGCAGCCTTTGTAGCGGCTTGTTTCACTTCTTCTTTTACCTGCTTCATGTGAGCGACTTTTTCCGCTCTCTCGGCTTGCTTCTGTGCGACCTCGGCTTGGTGTTCCTCCTGCACAGGTGTCATAAGGTCGCCAAACTCACCTGCAATGGCGTTCTCTTCCTCGGTCTGAAAGTTGAAGTCCACGCCGATAATATCGAGGTCTTGCTCGGTCAGTCCCGCATCTTTGTAGTCGATGTCGGGAATGAGTTCACGGAGTTTGTCGTAATCGTACTCACCTCCCACATTAGGTGAGTTGAGGGCACAATTCGCCTCTTTCTCCTTTTTTTCGTCATAATCAACAACTTCGACCCTCAAAGCATAGTCTTTTTCAGGATAATCATTTAGTATATCAAGAATATCTACTTTTTGATGACCACTAATGATAGTGTTGTTTGTCCTTCTGTTGATGACGATACCACCCAAAACTCCAAAATTCTTTATTGAACGTTTTAGGGCGGCTTTTCCCTCTTTGCTTATCTTACGTGGGTTATAAACGGCAGGGTGTATCTGCGAACGTTTAATTTCTATGATTTCTGATGTGAAGTATTTGTTATCCATCTGACTTGTCTCTTTTGATAGTTATCCTGATACTGCGCCATATCCATGCTGCTGAACTGCACGACTTTCCGCCCTTGCAATAAGCCTGTCTCTTGACTGCTTGGCTCTACGGCTCAAAGCACTTGTTTCCCATGTGTTCTTTCTTCGCCAATTAGCCTCACTCAATCTTTCTGCTTGTGCGTAAATCTGTCTAAGAGTTTTTCTTGCCATAATTATTCTTTGTTATCCTGTTTGTAATTTTCTTCAAATAAAATTCTTTCGCTCATCGGAAACACTGCATATATCTTCTGCAAGTCCTGTGGATAGTGCTTCTGTAACCACGTAAAGCAGTCTATGTTAAAGCCAATTCCATTGCTCGCCTTGTTGCCATATAAAACGGGCTGCGGCAGACGCTTCATGCGCATATAGGCTTTAACGTCTTTCTGCGTCCATGATGCAAGCGGATAGACCAATCCGTTATTCTCATACCCGTTGGCTTCATAGCCTTTGAGCATAAGATTTCGGTTCATTCCGTCCGCTTTCTTCATGCCTAAGAATGTATAGTAAACGCCCGTCTTTAATCTCACTGCCTTAATCACGTCAGCGAGTTTCAGCAGCTTTACGTTCGGGTTTGGAACACAATACAGACCGCCACGAAGAATATAAGTTAAATTCCAATGAGGAACTTGAATAAACTCTACCTTTGGATATTTCTTCTTTACCCACCTTATCCAGCCGTTGATGTGGTCTAAGTCCTTAACAAAAAACATAAATACACATACAATCCTTTCAAAATGTGGGTGGACTAAATCCAAGGTTACGAGAGAGTCCTTTCCCAAGCTGCACATAACAATGCAAGATGACTGCTTTTCAGCCACCCTGCATATTACGTTATGTGCCTCTTGTAACTTGTTCATTATCCTGCACTCATTCCAAAGCCCCGACGAAGCTGTCTGTAAACAGTATTGTGACTGCCTAATTTGTTGCCAGCAACCAACTGATGACGACCGTTGTTGCCCAGATAAGAACCCGTTGCACCTGCGATGCGACCTCTTAACGACTGTCCGTTTCTTCTTGCCATAATCTCCTAAATTTAGATTACACTTTCTTCGACTTGTCTCTTATGTTGTGTGAAAGTACCTTGCCTAAATCATACACTACTTGTTCCGCTACCCACACGAGCGGCTGTCCGTCTTTGTCCCTGCCGTACTCGTAAGTGATAGGCTCGTTGTTATCATCTACGAATATCTCGCAATGAGAACCTACAACTTCTACAAGCGCACTGTCTCTATCTTTGTTGTAGCCGACATAGAACCGAATAGCATCATACCTGATAGGCTGCGCATTACCGTCTGCATCTTCGATTTCAAAGCCCTCGCTGTCAAGCTGCAATAGCTTCTTGATAGTGGTCGGACGGACTTCTCTGAACTCTTGCACCTTGCGACCTGCAAGGATAGCATCGAAGTACTTTTGTTTGATAATAAGATTTAATACTTTCATGACTTTTCTCATTTTAATATATATCACAAAGATATAAACACTATTACATTATATATAACAATCTACATCTGTATAAACTACAATAAACACATTGTAGTGAAAATCATACAACATTGTCATCGTGTTGAAAACATTATGCTAAAAATCTTGCAATATGACAATCAATTTTAAGAAAACACAACTAACAAAGAATAAAACATGTATCTTATCTTAACACTTGAATAAGTATATACTAAACAATGTTAAACAAGTGGCGAAAATTTGTATTTGAAAAAATATATACTTATCTTTGCAATGTGATTAATAAACAACAAACAAACTTAAAGCTGCGCTATCGGCATGACGGGCAGATAATATGATAAAGAACATAGATAACAAGAAGCAAATTTTGATTGAACGATTCAACGAGTACAAATTCAACGGTGGTGAAGAACCTGCAACCCTGAAAGGGTATGTTGAACGCGAAGCAGATAACGACTCTTACTTTTTCGGCTGGTTGTTTGATAACGGCAACATTGAGGGGTACACCGACCTCACAGATGAGCAAAAACAAGAATATAAAGAATTTATAAACAACTTATAACAATATTCAGCCCTATCGCATCACGGTAAAGCGAAATTTTATGAAAACAATCTTTTTAAGCGAGAATTTTGAACGCATACAGTCTTTTTGTGAAGACAATGGTTTGGTTTTTACAAGAGAGCAAGTAGAAAATAACCATTTTGATGTAGAAGTCGCGATTGATGAGAGTGGCAATTATGTGGATTTCAGAATTTTTGACCCTTATCAAAAAATATTTGACGGTTATGTCTATGCAGACGGGTGGTCAAATTGGCTGCTTGAAAATTACACAGAAGAGTAATAATAAAATATTCAGCCCTTGACAACACGGTTAAGTCAATAATTATGAAAAGAAACGGCTACGTGATAAAAGACTCAGTTTCTTCTAATTTTGTAAAAGAACAAAATTTCTACAACTTAAACGAAGAGTTTGTTGTAGGTGAAGAAGATAAAGTGGTTTACAATATTATAGACGCATCTACTTTAGAAGACTTGAAGAAAGATGAATCAATAGAAGCTGGTATTCTTGTTTTCAAAGATAGCACAGACAATAATGTATTCTATAACTACGCTGACTACGGGAATTTAGAAGAGTGGATAAGAAGAAATATTGAGTTCAACATCTATGATGATGAGACCATAAGCAAGATTAGAGAAAATCTCGACGAGGAAAATCTTTTGCAGGTAGTTGTAGCTGCTAACGAAAGCATTGATGACAATAATATCGAAGAAAAAATATTTACCTTGTTAGAGAATATGGTTAAAAGATGATTTTGATGCTGACAAACTTGCAGCCTCTTTACGAAAAGCAGCAGAATTTTTAACTATGGTAGGGATAAAAGGGAAAAGCGGGGGCAAACGAAAAGATGCAGGACGTCCTCGCATAACAGCAAAGGCATACAGCTTCAAGGCCGACAAAGAGCTTGTGCCCATTCTTGATAACCAAGAAAATAGGAACAGGTTTATAAATGATGCAGTGAGAGAGAAATCTATAAAAGAAGGTTTACTCTAATTTGTTCAAAACAGCTTGCATCAATTCGTCAACGCCGCGCCGAAAGTCCGAATAGGTTGTATATAACACCATTAACTCGGTACATGTTACAGAAATGACGTTTGCACAAGTTATTTTTGTAGCCTTAGTGATAGCGCGACGCAGGCCTTGCGGCATCTTGCCACCAAAAAACTTATTAGGAGAATAAAGGTAAATGATAACGAAGACAAACTCTTTGCGGTCGTTTACCTTTATTTCTTTTCCTTTCATCTGCTCGAAGATTTCGTAAATCTTCGGTATCAAAGACAAATCTTTCAGTCTTGGCGATGTGGCTAACTCATTATCCGCAATGGCTTGACGAAGTGCCGTGCGTGCTTTCTCGATTTTTTTGATTGTTTCGATTATTTGTTCCATTTTACAGGTTTTCCTGCAAAAATATAGCGAATAATCTCGAAAAACAAAAACCGCTTAGATAAATCTCACATCATTATTGAAAAATATTTCTACAAAAACAACTTTTTCGTTACGCTTCATACGACATGAATAGAGCGTTACTCGTTTTTAAAAATGTAGTCCAAAAGTTTTACATTTGCGTCATTTATTGGCTTAAAGTCCTTTTTAATGTACAGTTCCGTCACTCGCATATCTGGAGATACGTGGCACAACATATCATTCACAATATATTTGCTTATCCCTACGTCATTAACCGCTATCGTGGCCATAGAATGCCGTGCAGCATAAAATTGCAACTTTTCAACACCTAACTCCTTGCCAACTTCTTTTAATCCGATATTGATAGCCTGATTGAAGTTCTCCATAGATGCATAACGTTCATAAAAATCAAACACTCGCTTTTTTCCCTTATATTTTTCGACTAAAAGCTTGATGTAATCCGTTATTTCTACTTGCATTTCTGCTTTGTCACTGCGCCTATCTCTTGTCTTCATGCGGTCATAAATGATAGTGTTCCCATTTAATACCATTGCGTTGTAAAGGTCTGCAGAATTCATTCCCATAAGACAGAAAGACAATCGAAAACAATCAAGGGCCAAATCATGACGGTTTGTCACGCTTCCATTTCTACCAAGATATGGCAATGAGAATATTCTCCTTACGGTCTCTACGTCTAAAGCACGTTTTTTCGCCACATTCTGTTCTACCGGCTTATACTTGTCTAAAGAGTGTTTGATACGGATAATATCATTATCTTCATCGTTATAAAATTCTCTTGCAGCGTTAAAGATGGTCTTAATGCTATTAGTATAGAGAGATTGCGCGCGTGGAAGTTCTTTTAATGCGCTCTCAAAGGCTTTCATCGTTTTTATAGTAATTTCATCACAAAGGATATTATCTCGCCCCATAAACGCACAGAATTTATTCAGCGCAGTCTTATAGTTCTTTATTCCTTTCCTGTCAGAATTTTCTATCCAGCTTTTCGCGAAATCGGTAAATGAAATTCCATATTTTCTCTGTTTCTTGCGCAAATACGCCACTATAGTATCTATATCAATGTCATTAAGTTCAAGGTTCAACTCGTTCACTCGCTCACGATAAACTTTTATCAAATCGTTGCATCGGTCAAGGATATCTCCATTCTTTATCTTGAAAGATGATGTCATATCTTGCTTTGTAACGTACATGGTTGTGGGAATGTATCGAACCTTTGTACTATGTGTAAAGCGAATGACTACGTTCCATGTACCGTCTGCACGCTTGTTGCCTTTTTTTACAACCGCTTTGAATGTTGCCATACGGATAAGTTAATTTTCAGTCAATATTTTGTGTCTACTTTTAGCTTCTATATCGTACTTTTCCCAATTCTAATTATCATCTATTCTGTAAGAGAAAAGCGAGAACCCCTTTGTTTATTGGATTTCTCGCTTTCGGTACTGTGTGACTCCGTTGGGATTCAAACCCAAGACCTTCAGAACCGGAATCTGACGCTCTATTCAGCTAAGCTACGGAGCCAAGTGCATGCAAAGTTACGAATAAAAAACTGACTGTGCAAATGTTATTTGCCAATTTATTTTGCAATCTATGCGATTTGTCGTATCTTTGCGATAGAAATCTTGTGGAAATATAATCAGAATCGTTCCACATTTAATATTGAAACAGAAGCATGGACCTTACAGAAAGATTTATCAATTACACAAAATTCGACACACAATCGTGCGAAGATTCCGACAGTGTGCCCTCAACGGCAAAACAACTTGACTTTGCCAAGTATCTGAAGAAAGAACTTGAAGACGAGGGGCTCAGCGATGTCGAGATGGACGACATGGGATATATCTACGCAACCCTTAAAGCCAACACCAAGAAAAAGACGCCAACGATTGGCTTTATCTCGCATTATGACACCAGTCCTGACGCAAGTGGCAAGGATGTAAAGGCCAGAATCATTCGCAACTACGACGGAAATGACATAGAACTCTCGCCGGGCATCTTCTCGACAACCGAGAAATTCCCTGAACTGAAAGCGCATGTCGGCGAGGATCTGATTGTCACCGACGGCACAACATTGCTGGGAGCAGACGACAAAGCGGGCATTGCTGAAATCGTGCAAGCCATGTGTTACCTGCGTGACCACGATGAAATCAAGCACGGAGACATTCGCGTGGGCTTCAATCCCGACGAGGAAATCGGCATGGGTGCCCATCATTTCGATGTCGAAAAGTTTGGTTGCGACTGGGCATACACCATGGATGGAGGCGACTTGGGTGACTTGGAATACGAGAACTTCAACGCTGCGGGCGCTAAAGTATATATAAAAGGTGTAAGTGTCCACACCGGTTACGCCAAAGGAAAGATGCGGAATGCCAACCGATTGGCGTGCGAATTCAACGCCATGATACCCGAGACCGATATCCCCGAAACTACGGAGGGTTATCAAGGCTTTTACCATCTGCTGGGCATAGAGAGCCGGACGGAAGAGGCGAAACTAAGCTATATCATTCGCGATCATGACCGTTCGATGTTTGAAGACCGCAAGGATTTCATGGAAGAATGCGTCAGGAAGATGAACGAAAAGTATGGTGAAGGCACCGTGAGGATCGAGCTTCACGACCAATACTACAACATGAAAGAGAAGATTGACCCCAACATGCACGTGATAGACATCGTGCTCCGGGCCATGCAAGAGAACGGAGTGGCCCCGAAAGTGGAGCCTATCCGTGGCGGGACCGACGGTGCACAACTGAGTTTCAAAGGGCTCCCGTGCCCGAACATCTTTGCCGGCGGCGTGAATTTCCATGGTCCTCACGAGTTCGTTTCCGTTCAAGTGATGGAGAAAGCGGTGGCTGTCATCATCAAGATTTGTGAGATAACGGGCAATTTTGAAGATTAATCATCAAATAGAACAAAGAGGAAGTGCTAGATCCCGTGTCGCCCGATGATTTCAGAAACATCCTCATCTGATTGCAAAAAGAGGGGGATGTTTTTGAAATTAGAGGGGGATGTAATTGCAAAAAGAGGGGGATGTTTTTCGAAAAACATCCGGATGTTTTTGAAATTAGATGGGGATGTTTTTGAAAAAAGATAGGGATGTTTTCAGAAAAAGCTCCCCATCTGTTAGAAAACGGAGACTGAAATGGCCTGACGCACGCCCTTTTATACTTTCATTATGGCAGAAATTCCCAGCTTGATAGAAGACCTTGCACTGGTGTTGGTCGTCGCAGGTGTCGTCACCCTTGTGTTCAAGAAGCTCAAACAGCCTCTTGTTCTCGGCTATATCGTGGCCGGTTTCCTCGTCTCTCCGCACATGCCTTACACCATGTCAGTGGTAGACAAGGTCGATATCCACACGTGGGCAGACATCGGTGTGATGTTCCTTCTGTTCTCGTTAGGGCTTGATTTCTCGTTTAAGAAAATCCTTAAAATGGGAATGGCGCCCGTGATTGCGGCCCTGACGATTATCTTTTCGATGATGACGCTCGGCATTCTCGTGGGCCATGGCTTCGGTTGGGGTAAGATGGATTGTATCTTCCTTGGAGGAATGCTCGCCATGTCGTCTACGACAATCATCTATAAGGCCTTCGACGACCTTGGGCTTCGGCAACAACGTTTTGCCTCGCTGGTGATGAGCGTGCTGATACTCGAAGACGTGCTGGCCATTGTTATGATGGTGATGCTGAGTGCCATTGCAAGCGGCAACGACCCTGATGGCGGCGAGATGTTAGGCTCGGTGCTGAAGATTGGCTTCTTCTTGGTGTTGTGGTTCGTGGTGGGCATTTTCCTCGTCCCACTCTTCTTCCGCAGGACCCGCAAGCTGATGACAAGCGAGACGATGGTCATCGTGGCCCTCGGCATTTGCTGCCTGATGGCC